TCTACATCATAAAAATTTACAATTGACAATGCGTTACCACTATCAAGCCTTATTGTAGCATCGTACAACTTTAGTTTATACTTATTTGACGTGTACGCTTGAATAGCCCAATTGGTTGTGTCAGAAGGTGGGGGGGTTGATGTATTTGTACCCGTTGTATTTCTATACACCCTATTGTCGTGTGAATAGTAATCATTTAGAGCAGGAGTTGCAGCGGGTGACCATACACCATTTATCGCTGTTGTATCGGGAACGTAGAGCATTAAATACCCCATTCCCGAAATTTTATTATTTTCAATTGCACGCACGTACAAAAATCCTGCAGGGTGAAAATCAGAAATTTTGTAAATTCTATTTGTGATAAGTTGGCTATTGATTAAGAGAGTATTGAATTGTGTAGTTGTCTTTGTAAACAACTGCTCATTCACTAAACTCGCTAACTCTGCAGCGGTAACTTCGTCTGCAGTTCCCTCCGCTAATTTTGTGTCTGTGTTGTGTACGTGTGCAACCGCACCCAAATTAGTTTCAATCCAATAGGTCGGATTTGCAACGGGGTTCTGTCCGCTTGCGGGAGTTCCATTCACGTACAAATAAATAATGTTGCCATATTGCACAACATTTCCACTGCTGTAGGTTGTGGAGTTGTCATAAATTGGAATATCCCCACCATTATTTAGCGACAATAAGTAGTTGTATATTTCTACAAAATTGTCATCAAGTTCTGTGAATGTAAGCGAACTACCTTTGGTTGTCAGAGGTGGATTCGATACACTACGAAGTACAATATCAGTCAGTGCCATTTTATATCTGTGATGCTCCTGTTATTTTGTGAATGAATTTGTAGGGTTTTACTTTACCACAACCCTCAAAAAGTGGATACGTTGCGGGATTTTCCTCTATGTATTTTAAGCACTCTTGTAAATAAACACCACCCTCATTTCGCTTCTCACTTGCTACGCTCATTATTATTTTCGGGTCGGTTTGTTCGCTGTATTCGCTTTTTTTCGCAACCATTCCGAAGGGGGTGTCAATTGCATTTTTTGCCAACGTGTAACGGGCAAATGTAAAACAAGACAACGCTGCCTTCAGACCTTGAAACGTAATAAAATTACCATCTGCATCAGTGTACGTTCCACCATCTAAAAGTGTCACGTATTTTGCAGTTGTTCTATTGTACAACAGGTCTGTAAATAGTGATGCACCAAGTACGGGTTTTATATCTACGTTCTGTGCTGCTAAGATGTGCGGAAATAGCATATTTTCCTCCCGTGCGTTCAATGCAATTTGCGCATAGGGTTCTATATCGCTGCGGTTTATTAAGAGGGTGATTGGTTCGCTCATTGTATTTTATTTCAACTCAATTGGAAGCGGTGTACCATTTACAATTGAAACTGCAGTTTGAAATTCAATTCCATAAACAGCAACCAAAAAATTTATTTTTTGCTCTGCTGTCATATTTTGGTCTGTAATTACAAGTTGTAAACTTTGCAACTTTCCCACCTCAAGCGTTTCAGAGATTGACTTTACTTCCTTTTGCTCTTCAATTCCTGTAAGTGGTATTATAGTGTAATCGTTGTCCGTTGATGGATTGCCATACGCCCAATCCTCTAAAATTGGCTTAAAAGACAACGCAACCTTTTCACGTTCGTCTGCAGTGCGCTCATCGTAATTTGCCTTTGCCTCCTCCCATTCTTTTGACAAACCAAGTTGCCCGCTTGTTTTAATTGCGTGTAACGTCAGTGGCTGTCCGTAACTGCGGATGATGTTCTCCCTAACCGTGACTTCAGTCAGTTCGTAAACTTTATCGTTGTCTTGTTTATCAACCTTAATTAGTTCGGGTCTGCTCTCTGGAATTGGGCACTCTACAACAGCAATCTTGTGAGAATTTTCAACCCCTTGAAATGAATTTACACTTTGAATGTAGTCATCACGCTCTTGAGTTGAGGAAAATTCTCCGTTGAAAATCCAAAAATAATTCGCCATAAAGTCTGTAGAAATCCCTCTGAATTTCCACATCTTTATTCCTGCATCAGTCAATACATCTTCAAATACAGGGTCACATACTGCAGGTGGATAAACGGCACTACCCTTTTCACTAAAATACAACAGGTGTCCGTTCCACTTTGACCAACCTCCTGCCCTCTCAATTTGCTCGTAAATCTTGTCTACATCAGTTGTATAAAAATCCAACGTAATAATTTTAGACCTGTCAAAAGGCTTACCGCTTTCACGTGCCCAATCGGGGTGAACTTTCGCTGTGAGTACATTGCCTAAATCATCGGGCAACGATAGCCGAATGTATTCAAACGGGATGTGTTTTATTGTAACGGGCTGCAGGAGTGCGTTGTATCCAATGTGAACCGCATACCCTAAATACATTGCCCTATCATAACACAACTGCCTGTGAACGTCACCCAAAGTTTCGCCCTTTTCATTGACAATTGTCTTATCTAATTCTTGGTTTTTGAAACCACGCCCCCGCAGGTGCTTTGCAAATAAATTTGTGCAAGCCGTTCCCGTTCCGCTTGAGTTTATTGCATTGCGTACACGTTGCGGGTAGATGTTGTCTACATCATATTTTTGAATGTCGTAGGCGTAGTCATCCCGATTCAATATCCGCTTTTGTGCGAATGAAGGGACGGCAACTCGGCTGTTTTTTTCTGACATTATTTTTTCGGCTTACGTCCTCTTTTTTTCTTTTCAGAGTTTTTTGATACAACCAACGAAGGGTTGGCAATTACCTCTGAAATAGTTGTACTCTCTTGCAAAGATTGCACGGAATAGGTTTCATTTTGTTGCACAACTTTGGCAAATTCGGGGTTAAGAATAAACAAATCCCTGTACTTTGGATTTTCGTTCATTAGCAACTCCGCAACCTCATCGGTGCAGTTGTGCGGTGTCACAACCATATTCATCTTGAAAGAATAAACACGGGCGTTGTGTTGCATTTTGTATTTCATCAGATATTTTGCTTTAATTAGGGTTTCCGTATCGTTGTGTTTTTTGAGTACCCAATTGAATTTCATCATTGCCATTTCAAGTGAACTTGCACAACCTGTGCAACTAATATACTCCTCAAAAATATAATAATACAACTCAATAAACCGCTCCCGCACGTCTTCATTCATCAAAATTTTATACGTGTTTAGAGTTGAAATAAATTCTTTTGTTTCCTGTAGTGAGTGCATACTCAAAGATAAATAAAAAGGGGAAAGGTATGTACCTCTCCCCTCTTGTAATGTTGTGTAGTTTTACAATTACACCAATGATGCCACAAGCGCATCAGTAGTTGCAAGGTTGGTGTCAAATAACGCAACAGGGGGTTTTGCTTCACGTGCATACTCCTGTGTTTTCAAGTCGATTTTGTACGCACCAAGAGTTTCAGCGTCTGAAGGGTTGCGCTCTATTACCTCCGCTTTCAGCCCCGAACCAAGTCCGTAAATTTCATACTTGCAGTTACCTGTTGTACCTGTGTAGTTGTTTTCTATGATACACACGAAGTTGCCATCTTTCATTTGGAGAATCTGCTCTTTTGTTGCAGGGTCTACTTTGAAAATCAAGAATGAAACAGTGTGCTCAAAGTTGTTCACGTAAGTACCTTTAATCATTGCGAACAAAGGTTGTGTACTTTGCAACTGCCCTTCAATTTCAAAGAAAGTTTTAGTGGCAACCATTGTGATATCAGTGACCAACATCGGGTTGCTTGGGTCTACAACATAAGAGGCAATATCCGCCTTGTTTGCAATGTAGAATTTTGCCACAACTCCGCTTGACAGAGGGTCATCACAATTCAACGTGATACCTGCGGTAATTGCTCCGCAAGTCATAGCCATACTGCGTTGTTCTTTTTCACTATATCCGTAAGCAAGCACAAGCGCACCCACAAACGAAATTGCTGCAGTGACATTTGACACAACCGCATCTGTTCCGCCTACCAACGTGCCGAACATCACCGCACCCACAAGAGCGCACGTCAGCACGTAGACTAATTTTAGTTTATTTTTCATTTCTGTTTAGTTTCTTAGTTGTATTAGTATGCAAGTTGTACCATATTATCTACGCCAATCTTTGCATCAATAGATGCACCGAATTTGCCGTACATTACCTCTTGGTCTTTTGAGTACCAAGCATCAAGTTCACCGAGTGAACCTGTTGTTTCAACGCCCAACAGAAGGTTGCTTTTTGGTGCAAGCATCACACGATGTGGCAGTACGCTTTTCACGGGTGTTGCATCATCACCAAAGTAAGATGCAATCATCCTATCCCAAATTTGAACAGGGATTACGTTGATGCCGTTCCAAGTCAGTGTGCTGATTCCGTTCTCTTGGCGGTTGTATGGTAAGTCAATTCCGCTGATTGCCTTGCGTTCTTTCTCAAGTTGGTCAAATACAGATTGAGTTACATAGTAACCAAGTTGTGATTTATTCATACTACGCAGACGCATATCCGCATCGTACCAAACCGTGTCAAGTGCATTTGATACAACTTGGTTGCTTGTGTCCGTGCTATTGAATTTCTGCAGAGCGTAGGAAGCCTGTGAATTTTTAGTTGCAATACCTGTAGATGAAAGACGTGCAGCCGTTGCCGTTACAATGTCGAACGCTTGTGCCCAAATTCCATCAATTGCATTAAAATACACCACCTCACCTGCACCAAGATTGTTGTTTGTTCCTGCAACTATTCCTTTGTCACCGAACCAAAAGTGGCGTTGAAATACCTCTGCAACGGTGTCTTGAAGTTGTTCAACAATAAATGCAGCCAATTCAGTATTTGTGAAGTCTGATTTGTTTACACCTGCGTTCAACATCCACTGCACAAACGTATCCATAAATGTTTGGTAACACTCTTCGTACCTATCGCCAATGTATTTTGGCGACCAAGTTTTTTCGATTGTGTCAAAACCCCAAGTTGTGTTAGAAGGCGTAGGGCAAGCAGTCAATTTTTTACCGCTCAATCCTGTGTGACGACCCCAAATAATAAGTTGCTTGTCTGCTTTGATACCCTCTTGAACGGTTACCAAAGAAGTCAACACGGGGTCACTGAAGAATCCCTCAAAAAGGGTTTCGCTCATAGTGGTCACTTGCTGTGGCGACAGAGCGGGAAGGTTGTTAATAATAGCCATTTTCTATAAGTTGTTTTTTAAGTTTTTTTTTAATTAGTGAGCAATTGTGTTACGCTTTTTTGATTTTGCTTTGAGTTCGTTAAAACGTGCTTTAATTTCCTCTTTTGAAAGTTCGTTAGACGTTGGAACGCTCTTGCTGAATTGAGGTTGTGCAGTAGGAACACTCGCAGCAATTTTCATTTTTTGCAGGTGGTTTGTGATTGTTTTCACTTCTGCAATCATTTGAGAATTTTCTGCTTTCAGTGCGTTGTTCTCTGCCTCAAGTTGTGCAATAATTTCATTCAGTGCATCAAGTTGTGCATTAACATCATTGCTCATTTTCTTTTTTTCAGCATCTTCTACAGATTCATTTTGCGCTGCTTCGGGCTTCATTACCTCTGTAATTTTGCCTTCTGTGACAATAATGGTTGTGCCGTCAGCCAACTCATAAGTTCCGTTTGCAGGTTCTCCGTTCACGGTAACCATATCGCCAACGCTTGGTGAACCTTCCATCATTTCAATTTCAAGTTCTGTTCCGTCTGTGGTTTGTACCATATCATTTAATACAACCCCATTTGCTTTCAGTGCGGTAAACGCCTCTCTGAAAATTTTTCCGATTTTACTCATTGTTTCTTTTGTTTTGTTTTTATTGTTTATTGTTGCGTATGCTTTTACAGGTTGTAGTATTTCTGTGGCAAATTTCAATTCGTGCGCAGTGTCCGCAGGAATTATTTTATCTTCTTTCATAAGGCTTTGCAGGGTTGTCTTTTCTACCCCCGTGTGCCCTACGTAAAAATCCAAAAGTTGATTTTCAATACCACGCAGTTCCTCTGCTTTTTTTTCTAAAACATCGGCATCACCCTCTCCAAAAGTCCAAGGGTTGTGAATTAAGAATTGTGTATTTGGATACAACTCTCGCTTACCACCTGCTAAAAAAATAACGGTGGCAATTGAGGCAACCATACCAACGCCCCGTGTTATTATTGGCTTTTCAAGAGATAGCAGGTAGTTATATATTGCAAACCCTTCTGCAACCTCCCCGCCTCCGCTGTTAATGTTTATGATGTATTTTTCTACAACACCTGCAGCCTTCACTTGCTCCATTACAGAGCGCAAAGAATTTTCTGCATACGCATCAGAGCCAATTCCCCCGATTATGTTTATGTAGCCAACTTTATTCATATTACAAATGTAGGTGTGTTGTATTTCAAGTCAATTGCAAAACTATGCAACTTTTTTTAACATCAATTTCTCCGCTCTGTAGATAGTTGCAACACTCACTTTGTATTCTTCCGCAACCATCAAAAGTATGTTTTTTCGGGGTGTCCGTGTCAGCCTTAGATTCAAATACTGCACTCGTAAAAATATCTGATAATACAACACACTTTTAGGGGCTAATAAACCCGCTTTGACAAGTTGTGCAAGCGTACCATCTTGAGTTATTCGCTCAATAGTTTTATAGAGTGGTTCGGCTTTCAATTACGCTAACCCTGTTTTGAATGTCGTTTATTTCTGTCACACTCACAACGGGAGTAGGTGCGCTCATAAACCCTCTCAAAATTGCATTTTCTACCAAATTTGCATTTTGAATTAGTGGTTGTGAAATTGTGGAACTTGTAAACCCGCCATCTGCAAAAGGTCGCACGCCCGTTCTGCGCCAACTCTCAAGCGCAGAAAATAAATTGGGTGCTTGTCTTATTTGCCAATTGGGTGAAACGTACTCCGTTCCCGCTTCTCCTGCAAGATTGAACTTACCCGCACCCGCCCACATTGTAGGTTGTTTGACAAAACCACCTGCAAAGGATTGAGAAAATTTAGGGTTGTAATCTTTTACAGCATCCCCCAACGTGTAACCACCTTCAGCGTATTTGGTTGCCATTATTTTTGCACTGCTGACAATAAAACGTGTAACGGCTGCGGCTGTACGAAGTGATGCAATTGCTGCGGAGGGAACTCCCGCAACTAAATTACTTTTGCTTGAGTCCGCTCCCACTCCCGCCCAATAGCCCGAAATTTCTCGTTGTGTGTTAATTACCAACTCCGCTAAACCGATTGCTTTTAATAGGTCGGCGTTCTTTTTTCTGTTTTTCTCATCAAGAGCAAGTAGTTCAGAAATACCACCCAACGCCCCTAAAATTAACTCGTACCTTGCATCCTGTATTATTTTATCATTTTCTAAGGCTCTTTGATTGTCTGCGGTTATTTGGTCGTTGGTTGTCTTATTTTGCTGTATGCGGTTTGCGTCAATTGCTGCAATGGTCGCATCAATTTGCGCTTGCCCTTCCTGCTCTGTTTTTAGTTCGTTGTCGTTGCGTTGTTTGTCAAGTTCGACAATTTGTGTGTTGTAGGCTTCTTGTGATATTTCACCACTTTTTAGTTGTGCATCTAAATCAGATTTTGATTTTTGGTAATACTCCTCATCGCTCGCAATTCTTTGTGCCTGTGCGTTTAATTGCAACTCAAGTTGTTTTTGAAGCCTACTTTCCTCAATAGCAAGTAACTCATTCTCAAAATTCTTTGCAGCCTCCAATTCGGCAGCGGAAAGTTGTTTTCCAAGAGCAATTTTTTGATTTATCTCGTCTTGTTTTATTTGTAAACTTCTGACCTGTGCTGCAGCCTCCGCATCAATCTGATTTTGTATTATTTTTTGGTTGTTATCAATTACATTTTTTTGTTCCTCTGCCGTTTGTGCTGCATACTTTTGCTCTATTGCTAAAAGATTCAACGCACTCTCTTCGGTTATTCTTTTACGCAACTCCGCCTCCTGTTTAGTGCCCTTTTCTACTGCAGCAAGTCGCTCCTGTTGTGCTAAAAGTTCTAATTGAATTTCACGTTGTTTATTTGACAACGTGTTCTGTATTGTCAACCTACGCAACTCAAAAATGCGCTGTTGCTGTTCCTTTTCTTTCGCTAAAAAATCTTCACGTGCCTTTGCGTTTATTGCTGCAATTTCAGTCTGATAGTTGTCTTCTATCAATTTTTTTGCATCTGCAGTTAGGGTTGTGTCAGTTAACTCCGCATCACGTTTTTCTTTTGCAATTCGCTTCTGTAGTGCTATTGTACTACGTCCCGAAAGTTCCGCACGTTTTAATTCGTTGCTTAATAAGCCAACTTGTTGGTCTATCTGTTTTTTGTTTTCCGCTTGAATAGTGCGGGAAAGTTTTACTCTATTCTCCTCTAATTTATCATTTTTTTCGTCCTCCAATTGCATAATTTTTACGTTGGCTTCCTCAAGTTGTTTTAATTCTTCACGGGAAGCCTCGCCCGTTTTTTGCGCACGTGCAATTTCTGCAGCAAGAATGTCACGGGCTTTTTTCTCTCTGTCAATTTCAAGTTGTAAAAGTTCCTGCTCCGCCTTTGTCGCAGCCTCCATTGCTGCAATACGTTCATCAATTGTTTTTGTGTTGTCTTCTGATGCACGTGTATTGTCATCTATTACCTCTTGCAATTCTGCAGCCCTTTTTATGTTTTTTATATCCTGCTTTTCAAGTTGTATTTTAGCCTCCTCAAGTGCAATAGCACCTTTTGCGGCATCTGCAGCACCTCCGTAAAATCCTTTGAACGCATCAAGTGCAGCACTAAAATCAAGAGTGAGAATCGCTTTTGCAATATCAAAAATTGACTTTAAGTACAAATCAAAAATTGCCTTCCCCGCTGCGAATACTTTTGTAACCCCATCTTGTACGCTTTGCAATTTTGATAGGTATGCAATAAGACTACCAACCAAAACTACAATAGCACCTATTCCCGTTGCAACTAAGGCTTTCCCGAATCCGATTGTAGCAAAACGCAACCCCGCAAAACCTTTTGCACCGCCATCCGTTGCAACTTTTAATTTCTCTACATTTTGTACTGCATCACCACCTAATCCCGTGAGCGTACCATTCACCGCCTCAACAGAACTTGTCAAATTTTCTGCGCTGTCGGCACTCTGATTTGTAACGCTAAACCAATTTTTTGCGCTGTCAATTGCAACAGAAAATCCTTCTTTTAATTTTCCTACATTTTCTTTTGCGCTGTTGAATCCTTCTACAACCTTCTCCGCACCTTTTTGTACTAAATTAAAACCATTTTTTACGTTGTTCAGCGTATTGAAAATATCACCTAATATGCCGTTGAAAAGTCCCGTGTCCTGCAGTGCTTCCTTAATACTTTGGGAGTAGTTGCCCACATTCAACCTGCCGTCTTTTATACTTGCGTTAAAAGCCAACACGCCCTCTTTTAATTTCAATACTTCCGCAGCGTATTTTTTTCCCTGTTCAGTTAGTTCAAAAGTTCCATCTGCATTTTTTTTCAAATTACCCGCTTGGGTTTTTAATGCAATTTCTGCATTTTTCCATTGGCGGTAAAGTGCTTCGTAACTTCCCTCTGCTGCATTGGTTTGTCGGACGTTGTCTTCTAATTGTTTGTTGGCATTTTTTACATCTTGCTCTGCGACCTTTATTGCAGCATCGTATTTTTTTATTGCTAAAGTTGCCTCATCGTATTGTGCAGAAGTGTAACCAACGGTTTCACCGATTTGCTCCAAAGATTTATACAACGCATCTTGCTCGTTGCGTAAGTTCGCAACATTTATCTCTGCCTTTGTCTTTTTACTAGTTTTAGATGATTTATTTTTTTTTAATTTATTTTTAATAATACAACTTTACAAGGTTGTCCACTAACCCAATCAGAAATCTGTTCAATGAAAAAATAACTGCTGAATTGAGAAAGATACACGGGTAACCGAAAGTCAAGATTTTTTATGTCCGTTGGTTCTAAATACAACTGCACAGAAAGTTGCCGATATTGCTCGGTAATTTCCTCTAAAAATCTGTAGTATTCATTGAACATATAAGCATCAAAACCAAGTTGCCTTGTTACACCTTGCACTTGATTTTTGTTATTGAAATTAAAATAGCAATAAGGGATGTTTGTATTTGTATTCACAGAATACAACGGAAGCCCTGCGTTAGTGTTGTTTCTGTAATTCAAATTAAAACCTTGACTTGCCCTTGTAAGTAAATACAACACACGTTGTTTACCTGCGTTGTATTGTTTTACATTGTCAATCCATTGCTGCAGATTAAAAGACGGCTCGGAATCCGTGAATCTTTTCATCTTTGGCATATCTTCATTTTGAACGAACCCTTTTTTCATTTCACTACCCGAATATGGAACATTGATAATAGTTGTATCCGTAGGCAACGTAGCATCTGCCACAGGCATTGTGTATTGTCCTGTAAGGCTATTATTGAGAGAATCTTCGTTGTTGTATTTTAAGACACTACGCTGCCCGTATCCTTTTGCACGTGTAGTCCAAAAAGCATTGTCAATGTTTACAACCTTTGAACTCCAATCACGTGACTGCGGTATGTTTTGTTTTAATTTTTTTATTGTAAAAATCTCTACCTCTTTTACGTCATCGTTTACAATAAACATTGCACCAAAAATCTGTGCAACGCTTTTCAAAAATTCACCTATTGTAATATCGGGCAACGGAGCAACACTTGTCAAAATTGATTTTGTCCATTGTCGGGGGTTGTAATTTAATAATTCAATTCTCCTATCTTCTTTGGTTGTGTTATTATCTTTTATGTATGTTACCTCCCAAGATAAATTCGTCCAATCGTTTGTAGAAAAGTTGCCATAAAATTCCATAAAATAACGGGTATGCGGAATTGTGTCAAAATCAAATTCCAATTCACAAGTGTGAACGGGAGTTGTGATTTGATTAAACGGCATATCATCAACAGCAAAAGCATACAACCCCACTACATTCACAGGATTACCCGTGTATGTGGTTGTGCCGTTACTTATTTTCATAGTTGTATTTACAGGCACTCCAAATTTTTCATCATTATTATTTTGGTTGTAATCATCTACAAACCATTGCTTGCGCACGGGAGTTGTGTCATCTTCATACAAGAAAAATCCTGCATCAAAAGAAGACAACCCAAAATTTCGTACAGGGATAAAATCAAATTTTAGTTTGATATGCACACGCACTCTGTCGCAGAACATAAAGTAACCATAGTCGGGAATGTCTGCAACGTGTGGTACAATAGTATAACCACATTTTTTTTCTCCAATTGCGACAAGTCCTACACCTCCCTCAAAACCTTCTATTGAAGCCCATTGGTCAGAAAAAATAATTGTTGTGGGATTGTTTGCGCTTAATATATTTACATCGTTGTTTTTTGTTACCCACGTATTTCTTGCAGCATAGTTTATATCCCTTCCGAACTCCTCACTCGTTGGGAAAATTATTTTTTTGAAGTCGTCAGAATTTACAACATCACCGATAAATTTATACCCCGTAAATTCTTCTACACCCTCTAAAACTTTTTGCCAATTTGTAGCGGGTAACAACCTTTCAAAATAAACTCTATCATTGGTTGTATTTATGTAAAACCCATCTTCTGAATAGTCAATGATTGGGTAGCAAATATCATCATCAGCACGTTTTGCAAAAATGTTATTGAAGTTGTAAAATTGTTCTGTGCCTTCAATACAAATACTACGCAACTTTTGGCTGCTAATTTTTTGAAAGAACGGGCTTGCCCCCGTGTAATAAGTCAACCGAATTTCTTTAGTGCTTACTCCGTTGTCTTCAATGATAACATTACCAATTGATACCTCAAGCCCATCTACAATAAACACTGCAGGATTTACCCTGTAAGGAAATGCAGAGTTGTAAATAAATACACTTGAATACTCTAATATGCGTCTGTTCCTGTCGGTATTTGGCACAACGAAAGAACGTGTGTAGCCTCCTGACTTTTCTGAAAGGTCGCTAAAATTTTGAGTTTGGAATACGCTTGCAATTTTTTCATTTTGCGACATATCCAAAAATTCATCATTGACTTTTAGCCTAACGTCCGCCATTAGTTTGGTATTGAATACAACTCGGGATACACAATGGAAACTTCTACCTCAATTGCGTTGCTATCAATTTTGTACTTGAAGCCCTTCGGTGCAACACGTACACCAATCCACGCAAGTTCGGGATTCGCAGGGAGCATTGTACTATCGTACAACGCATAAACCTGTGGGCTTCGCTCTATTTCAATCAATCCACTCAAGTATTTTTTTTCTACAACGTCACCCATTGTGATTGTTTTGAACTGCCGTGCCTCTGTAATTTTTTCACGCATTGTTGCAGTGGCAATATCTTCAGAATATATCTCATAAGAACTGCCCTGCGTTGCATTAAAAGACACCTCATATTTTTTATCGAACAACCAAAAATCCCAACCACCTACTGAATTTTTCCACATCAAATAAATTGGCTCAACTCTACAATCCGAATCAATGTTGATGCGTAGATTTTCACTCACTGCGAAGGGGCTGACAGGAATTGCAGATTGTTCTAAAACGTAACCGCTTTGAACATATCCCGTTGGCATATAAGACACCGCTTGCACTCCGAAATTCTCAAGCGTAAAATCTTTGTATTGTGCGCTTCCCGTTGCAACGGGTGCAATTTGATACAACCCCGCACCAAGTCCTGTATTGATTGGAATGTTCAGCGTTCCTACGTTGTCAGATAGTGCAGCCTGCAAAGAATAATTTTCATATCCCTCTGAAAGCATAAAGGAAACGCTGAACGGATACGGGTAAAAATACTTTGCCTCTGAAAATGAGGTAAGCAATTTGGCAGGAAACGCAACCTGCGTAGGCACTGCGTAGTCTGCAAAGTTCTGCCCGTAAATTGAAAGCAAATACTTTGCACCATCAACAGCGTAGTAAGTATATTTATCGGGCTGATAACCTTTCACGGTTGTATTTAATTCACCTTCATACACGAAAGAATCTTTCCACTCAAATGTAAAAGAACACCACCCGCTGTATTCACGCTCGGTTGTACTATATGAAAAGTTGTACTTGTTTACCTTCTCAATGTATGAAGTAAGCAACTCCCGCACATCTATCTTGCACACTCCGTAGGAATCGGGCGTTCCTTTCAGTTCGCCTAATAATACAACCTCATTTAGAGATGGAATGTACGCAGTGATGCGCATCCAAATTTTGTAATTTTCACGGAAGCCCCAATTGATGTAACCTGCATCCGTGTCGAAGGTTGTATCAAAAGGCACATCTGTGCGGAGTTTCCACGTGCTACCGCTTCCGCTTTCAATCACAGAAATTTTGCCCGTTATTTTTTTTCCTTGTGAGTTGTTTACTAACGTAACCTCATCACCCACCGCAGGGGTAAAACCTACAACTTGAGTTGTGAGAAAAGCAAAGAACCCCGCAGAGTTGTATGTGAATGAGTAGTAAGTATCCTGCCTGTAAAAAGTAAAAATGTAAGGTTGTCGCATTGATTGCCAACGCACAACTTCGTTCGTGACTACATTTGTTTTTTCGGGTCTATTGTAAACAATCATCTCGGTTTGAAATTTGACACAACGTCTGACAACACTTGTTTTTCTACATCGTCACCAATCTCCTCTAAAATTAGTTCTATTCTTTCATCGGTAAGAACGCTTGTGTAAATATCTCTGCGCTCATTAAGCAGGTGTAATAAAGTACCACGTTGATGTATTGCACGGGTTATCAAAAAAGCCAACGTATCTTTACTCATATCGGGCTCATCGGGTTCAATACCCCTATCGTCCATCCATTGCCTAATAATACCACGTAGTGACCCGTCACCATCGTTGCGGGTTCGCCCCCTTCCCTGCTCTACGAACGCCCAACCAACGCCCCCGTACAATTGAAAAATAAGCCCCTCATCCTGTGGTATTATTTCATAACCTAAACTATCAGACGTTCTCCCGCTTGCGTTGGCATCTTGCGCAACCATTGCAGCCTGTAATTCAGATATAAGTTTCACACCCTCCCTTTCGAGAAGTTGTGTAACACGACCAACGTCTAACATTGATAGGGAATAGGCTCTTTTATGAGCAATGTAAAATTAAAAACGTACCCGCACAGATTGTCATCATATTCGTGCAAAAATTCTTTTCTTGTCACCTTGCCGATTGCCTTTAAATTCAACGGGTGCTTATTGAGATTTGTAACGAACCGATAAAAAATATCTTGCAACGTTTCTAAGGTTGTAAGGTACAACAACGTGCTTGGCGTAGCGTTGGCAATGTCTGCAGTGAAGTCAACAGGTGCGCTCACCTCCCCTACAATGTTGTATTCTGTTGAAACAAAATTATTTTGGTTCACCATATCAAAGGGGTTTACATAGTGTATCCAAATACGGGGGTATTTTGGCGTTTCTATATTGCTGTAAGCCTTTGCGCCCCTCCCGTAGTATTCTACTCCGTTGGTATTTTCTGCAACCTGCTGTAGTAAAGTTTCGATTGTTCTCATTCTATTTTTTGTGTTGTGCGGAAATAATTTTGTTCAATTTACTTGTGTAGCGTGCCTCCTCTGCTTTCCGATACAGAGTGATAAACGCCTCGTTGTATTCTAAATTAAATACAGCGTTGTACTTTGTCACATCCCCTCCGCTCAATGAATAGATTACATTGAACTCTGCGAACTTGTCAAAGTTTTTTATTCCCGCTTGTATCTCCATTTCATCGTGTGGCACTCTTAGGACGTTGCTTTCTTTGGTAACCACTTGATGTAACCACGCAAAAAAAAATTTGCTTCGGGGTACGCTTGCACAACAGGCATATTCAATACCTGTTTTTCAAATTCTTTCACCTGTGCCTCATCCCATTTTTTTTCGGGGTGCAAATAGGGAGCGTAGTAACACGCTATTGTGGGAGCAATCAAATTGTAGTGCGGTGAATTATTTTGCATTGCATTATTTATCAACTGCTGCAGAAATAATTTCTGACCCAATTTCTCCCGTGCGGGGTCTGTTATTTTTTCAAAACTATACTGACCAATTTCAATACGTTGTGCCCTTTGTAAACTAAAAAAGTCAATTTCCTCTTTGAGAAAATTCAATTCGGGAAGCACCAATAAATCGAAAGAATCTACAGGGGAATTTGCAAGAATGTCATAAGACAACCCCGTGAAAATTGAAAGCAAGCGAACCCCATCTAATTTGCTTGAGTTGTCTGCAAGTTCAATAAATTGTTTCAGTGTCACCTCCTTCCATTCTGTGGGAACTTGGTACGTGTATTGGTTTATCTTCAGTTGTATCATTTTTCCACTTGTTTATTGGGCAGGTTGATTCAGTCAGTTTTGTTTTAATGTGCATCAAGCACCCGCACAACTCTACATCTTTGCCGTTGTGCTTTACCACCTCCCCTACAATAGGCTTTCCGCAGGTTACCACATCGTACAACTTCCGTGCGTATTCGCACCTGTGGCATACCGCAAGCCTCCGTTTCCATCTTCTGTAAACAAAACTTTTCATTGGTTGTGTATTAGTACATTCAAATAACATCGCTCTATGTAGAAACAGGGAAGGGACTTGCACCCCTCATCTGCAAACCTTACGGGGTTTGGTGTGTTACTTTTACACCACCTGTTCGTGTTGTATTTTTTTTCAACGTGGTATCCACTATTGAAATTTTGTTTTTCATTATTGGCAAATTTATAATCTGATTCTTTGCAGTTGTTTTTTTAGAATACATTTCAGTTTGCCAAATTGCTTTCCGCTTGTTTCGTGCATTGCAAAGTACGCAGAAATACTTACCTGCCGAACCCCTCAAAATATATGCAATGTACAAAA